GCATCGGAACAACCGTTTCCCCCAACGGCTTGTTCTCATCCACCACCGGCACCAACCGGCCATCCTGATCCGATTCCAGAGCCTCACGGCCCTCCGGCCCAAACGACCGCTCGTGATACAGATACTTGCGGGCGTAACGCTTCCGGGCATTCATCATCTGGGAACGCGTCTTGTCCAACTCCTGCTGTAGAGACTCCAACGCCTCCAAATCCCCCATGGGGTAGAAATAGTCGGGAATGTCATAGTTCCGCATCATCACAAACGGCTGACCGTACGCATACGGCATCGCAATCGGGTCGATCAGGAACTTGTCTCCCGACTGCGGCAACACGCTCAACGTGTTCTCCGTTATATCGTAGTATTCGTACACGACACACCGTTCCTCGGTGTCAAGGTACTCTTCCTGCTCCTGCCGGGAAGAAACCGCATACATCGGGTACAGCAACGAATCGGCAGACAAGTCCCTGCGCACAGACGCCTTGTACCGCTTATCGGCCCGTGCTTCCTCCAACGGTCGAACGATGCGCTGTGCAATCCACTTGGCGTCCTCAATGCAGGTCGCCTCCGGGTCAACAAAAACGTCGAACGGCGAGATCCGCTCCACAAACGGCTGATCCTCCACCACCATCATTGCCGTCTGCGGAATGTTGGCAGCCATCTCATCATCCGTCGGCAAACCCCCCGCCAATATCGGATCCTCCATGGCAAACGCATCGGCCTCGTCCAAAGCCTCGTCCAACATGCCTTCGCGCTCAGTGTCGCTGAGCGTGCGCTCCTGCTCCAAGAACTTCCAACCAACCTTCGTCCAACTATGCCCGAAGATCAGAAAATCCTTCACAGCGCGTCGGAACGGCTTGCGAAAGTCGTGATGCCGCCACAGATGGTTCACTACAGCCTCAACGAAGGCTGCCCGGTCCTGATTCTCCTGCGAGTTCGGTGTCACCACAATCTTGGGATGATTCACCGACACGGACGGGGCGATCACGTTGATCGTGCTGAAGGCCAGATTGACGGTAATCATGTCCTCGGGGGTAACAGCCCCACGGGGCCAATGCCTTCCCCGATACAGGTCAGTCATGCGCCGCCACAGACCGTCATAGCCCATCTCGTCGCGCCACCGCGCACAGGCATCTAGCCGACGCTTGGTGTCCTCAAACTGATCCGACTTCTTTTTGCGGGCCACTAGAAGTACGCCTTATCTGGCAGACGTTCGATGTTCCGCCCGTTCGCCTTCGCTTCCTGCGCCGTCTTCAGACCGCGTTCTTCCCGGCTCAAATGCTGCTCGTCGGGAGGCAACTGGGATCGGAAGCCCCGACCAGTTGCGAACTTGACGCCAAGTAGTTTCTGACGACGTTCCCATAACTCATCCAACTCGGCGCAGGTCAACGACCCACGCAGGTCCACCGTATAGTCGCGGAACTCTGCATAGGTCGCCTCCCGGGGGAGAACTGCCACTACCCGGCGTTGTGGCCGCGCAGGTTAGGCTGCGACTTGACTGGTTCAACCTTGCCGGTTGTGCCGTGCTGATTGAACGGAGTGTCGCGTACCGACAACTCGCCGAAGGGACCCGTGTACTGGGCGTACTTCGGGTCGTCGAACCGCTGTTTCGACGAGTTGGGGACGCCGGTCTTCCAGATCGGGTTCGCCGATACGGAACCACCGCGTTCCATCTTGTTATTCTTGCCCGAAGCGCCATCCATGGTACGGGTACCGTTGGTGTGCGAAACGAACTTGCCTGCTGCTGACATGAAACCTCCAAATAGTCTCTAAAAACATAGATCAGACTGTCCCACGCATGTTATTTACGCCGATAACGAAGGGATCGGCGGTGTCGTCCGCCTTCCCGGCAAGCCGCGCCCACCAGTCGATAGTCCAATAATCGTCCACTTTCTGCACAAACTCGGGCATAAACGCGTACTGGCGCATCTCATTGGACAAAGCCAACGCCATCACACGGTCATCGTGGGGTGAACCCGACATCGTACCCCGCTCATTGCGGGTATACGTCCTCAACTCGGCCAAAGTGTACCTGTCGTGGATAGTCAACTCGTCGGATCGCAACGCCATCCCCAAATCGTCGATCAGCAGCGGTTTCGTCGTACGGGTCGTCTTCCAACCGAACTCCAACGACACCCGGGTCGTGGCCTGATTCAGACTGCGTTTACGGAACAGGTTCGGATGCCCCAAATGTCGCAACTGGGTGATCGTCGTCAAACCGTGGTTGTTCGACTCCACACACGTCAAAGCATCGTTATACCACAATGAGAGCCGGTACACCTCGTGCGCCAACGTGTCAGGCGGAATATGCCCGTGCCAGACAGCGACCTGTTCCCCAGATCGCACATCCAACACCTGAATGCACGAATAGTCCCCGTGTATCAGCCCCTCAGCCGTATCAACCCCGATACAATACGGGCGATGAGATACGGGTTCACGCCAAACTGTGAGCATCTCTACGGAACTCCACTGTTCGGGGATACGGTTCCCACAAATAACCCATCTGACCCTCTTCGACGGTGCTGTTCATCGCATCCAACACGTCCAAGTCGAAAACCGGGTTACCAGACTTGATAAACGCCTCTTCAGGCGTCGTCGGATACTCCTGAGCCAACTGCCACGCCAGCATCGACTCCTTCTTCGACTGGTACCACGACTCGTCCCGATCCTCCGTGGCAGACCACGGAAAGAACATCGGTGCAAACCGGTTCGTCCCCGTAGACGACCCCACCCATAGTTCGTGAAAGAAGTTTCCGCTTCCATTCGCCGTGCTAAGACCAATGATTCGGCCTCCGACATCAGCCACCGGTTCAATAGATGCCCACGCTTCCTCCGGGTTGGGCAAGAACGCCCACTCGTCAACCACAACCAACGATGCCGACTCGCCACGGGCCGGATCCGACGCTGAAGGCATCGAAGTGATCTGCGAACCATTGCTGAACGCCATCCTCTGCTGATGCTCCATCAGCGAATCGGGGCCACGAGCCACCAGCCAATCCGGCATGTGCTTGAAACCATACTTCGTCTTCCGTAGCAGCAGCACCGACTCGCGTTCCGTACGCGACAGGTCAATAATGTTCTGATCGTCCTTGAAGAACGCCATCCAAAACTGGTGTGCTGCTACAAGGGTCGTCCACCCGATCTGGCGGGCCTTGAGAGTCAGCGAATACCGGTTGTCATCCCAATGCTGCAACGCCGAAGACTGTGCGCCACGCAGGTTGAACAGGATCTTCCCCTGCGCCGGATGGGCGATATGCCAGTAGTTGCGCAGAAAGTAGGGTTCGCTCTCGCAACAGTGTCGCCATTCGGCTTCCTGCTGGAGTTCAGTCAGGCGACTCATCCAGCGGGGTGACCGGCAAGAAACTCTGCGTACGCCTCAGGGGAGTTCAGTATAATGGTCACCCCCTCCGGTTGGGATGACCGGCCTACATTCATGCTGATCGTTCCGATCAGGGTACCGACCGCCACCAACAGGCCGGTCAATGCTACGACGAGTTTAGTGATCCTGCTCATCTTGCTGGGCTGCTAGCCATCATCGCCGCCCAGTATGACGATTTGCCAACATCTGCTGTTGCTCCGCCGCACGTCGTTTCCGCTGCCGCTCCGGGTGGTACTGTCCCGCCCCAAGGATTGCCCCAAGCGAAGCCCCGCCCACAGCACCGGCACCACCGGCAGCACCACCGGGAGTACCCGACAAAACGTCCAAAAACTCTGCCATCGAACCCGAAGCGTGGGGTCCAGCGTCCATGCGTAACTGCCTCTGCGGAGGCGACCGAAACAATGTACGCCCCATACCCGGTGCCGCACCCACGTCCTTGAACGCTGATCGCAGTCGCTCGTTTAGACCCGGACCCGTTCCCCCCGGCACCGCTCTTGTCGCTGGGGCGGTCGCACCGGTCGCACCGCCATACATCGTCAACGCCGCCAACCCCATCAACACCAGATTGCGAATCTCGTGCGCCTGCTTTCTGCGTTTTTCAGCCTCTTCGCGGGTCTTCATGCCACGCCCCGTCGTGACGTACTCTCCTGACCCGAAAGCCTCCAACAGTAGGCGATCCAGTTCAGACTCCGGGTTGCGATCTTCAGCCATCATCTAGTCGAACAACGACTGTAACGTCCGACCCAAACCCCAAACCGTAAAGGCAATACACGTGAACAGGACAAGGATCGTCCCGCACATCACCCACTCCCTCACTGACACGACTCGCAAACCTCCGGGTTTTCGATACCGCACTCCAAAGGTTCGTCGCTGTGAAACGGATCCCCCCACGGCCCCAAGATCGGATGCTCACCAAACGCCTCCTCGCGCCAAGCCAACTCGTCGTCAAACACGGGACCGATCATAGCCTCCACCACGACGGGACGACCCCGGAACGGTAAAAGTCTTCCCGCTCCTTGCGGCGCCTGACAGAACCCTTGGCGAGCCGCATCGCCCGACGCCACTTCCGATCAGCCCGCAGAGTCATCGGAACGCCCCAGCGCCGCCACCAAAGCCACGAAGCATCCCGCCGCCACCAAAGCCACTCAACGCCGCACCGCCACCGCCAGCAACAGCAATCCCCCAAAGCAACGCGTCCAGAAGCGCCTGCTGTTGCTGGTTCGAGCCTTCCGCAGGAGGCCGCGTATCCGCCAATGTCTTGCGAACTTTAGGCAACCACTCCTCACCCGTAGCAATCTGTCCCGGCGTCAACGCCCACGGCGGCGGAGGTTCCGGAGGTTCCATCCCCGGCAAAGCCTGCTGACCCTCCATAGACAGGATCGTCGGCCTCTGCGGAGGCGTAATCGGCGCACCCGGAAGAATGTTAGGCATCGGAGGCGTAATCGGCGCACCCGGAAGAATGTTAGGCATCGGAGGCGTAATCGGCGCACCCGGCAACAACCCGCTGATGGGCGGCAACGGCTGGTGACCGCCGACATCGGGCAACTGTGGAGGCTGCAACGACGGACCCGGAAGAATGTTAGGCATCAGCCTGCGGTCCTCGTCAGACAACCCCTGCATTATCGAGTCCTCGTCGCCCCAATCACGCACCGGCTCCGGCGGATTCAACCGCCCACGCAACTCCTCCCAGTACGGGTTCGCCGGATCGTTCCGCCTACTAGCCGCGTCAGGTTTAGCGACCTCCCGCACCTTCCCATCGGCAGTAATCTCAAAGTAACCTTCGTACCCGTACGCTCCCTCTACTGCATCCGGGTCATCAGAAGGCCGCGTTGCCACCCATTCGTTCACATCGTCCGTTCCAGCGGTCGCCTCCACCGCAGCAGCGAACTTCGGCCATCCCCGCTCCTGCCAATAGTTGAAACCGCTCCTGAACTTTCCTGTGGCATCCTCTGCACCCGGACTTGATTGCATTGTAGGCGGGTTTCCGTGACCACCGTAATACCACACGTCCGTACCGGTACCCGGTTGTGGCAACCCCGCCTTCTGCACCGGCAAATCACGCACATCCCGCAATCTCCGCAAATCCTTCAACGGCAAATCCGGCAACGCATACTGCGCCTTTTCTCGTTCTGCGGCGTCATCGCCAGCAAAACCCAACGACACAGACCGATCAGGACGCCTCACACCCATAACATTATCAATCCCGAAACCACCCGGAACCCTAGCCATCGTCTTCAACCACCCTCAAATGCAACACCTGAGCCTCCAACTCGTCAGCCAACTCACCATCAGACAACCCCGAAGCCTCACGCTCATCCACAACAACCTTACGCTTCGGCGTAAACTTCTCCACATACTGCAAATACAAGGAAGCAGCCTGCACAGAACCACCCACCGCCTGAGTATGCAACGCATCAATCACCGACTGCGTACGCTCAGGATGAATATTCAACTCCGCAGCACGACGATCCCACTCCCGAAAAAACCTCGGATCACGCTTGATCCGCCGCACCGAATCCTCATGACACCCATTCGCCGCAGCCCACTCATACTGATGCTTAGGATCCCTATCGGGACCCTTTAGGAACCATTCGAGCAGATTCTGCCACAGAGGCGGCATGATCCGCTCGCCCAGTTCGTCATCCCATGTCCAGCCGCTGCCACCACCGTTTGCAGGCACACGCACCTCCGTGCAGAGTCGTCCACCTGTAGGGGCAACCTGTCCCACATGTTACAATCATGTTACGAACAGGGCAAATAGTGGGACAACCCGGCCTTATACATGGGGGGGGACACCATGCCATGCCATGCCAAGCCATAGGCTCCTACAGTCCAGCCAAGCAGACACGGCGGACACCACGCACCGGCCCTCCATATCTACACATACACTGGCCGGAAGGGGGGCGGGGGGGCGTACTCCCCGGGCCTCGGGGGGTCGGGCAGGGCAGAAACTTGGCGACGCCGCGCCTACATGCGGGGCGGGCCGGGAGCGGACTGCTGGCGCGGGTTGGTAG